TAGTAGCGCCTTGTGCAGCGTCAATCTTCTCTTGGATGAAATGCTTGGCAGTTTCTGCCATCTTCATCTCTGAAGCGTAATTAGCTTCGATGAGGCCGCGCTCGCCAATCAAGCCTTGCTTATATTGCGATTGTGCGTTAGCCTTCTCTTGCTCAAGAGTTTTTCTGGCGGCGTTGATTTGGTTCTGATACGATTGGAGCTCTTTTTGGAAGGCATCGTTGACAGCGGCCTTGTCGGCTTCGGCAGGAATCTTGCCAGTACCTTCTGGCACAACACCGCGAGCTTTAGCCTGCTTCTCAGCGAGTTCTGCCGCCTGCTTGGACAGCGCAACGTTTTTCTCCAATGATGCCTGTGTCTCAGCCTCTTTCTTGGCAACTTCACCTTTAACTTTAACAAGCTGATTGGCAACTTTGGCGTATTCCTTCAGTGCGACCATCTGCTGACCATCATACTTGTCAACGTCATGATTGCCAGCCATCCAGCTTTCAACACCTTGGCGTTGATTATTATTGAAACCCTTCCAAGTTTTGTTCAGATCGCCTTGTGCATCGTTGATAGCATTAGTGCCTTGCTCTTTTACTTTTTGCAATTGCAGTCGCTGCTGAGCTTCCGTGAAAGCATCAGTGGCGGTTTTGCCTTTGTTCATCAATTCGATTTGCTTCTCAAGACGCTTGTTCTCTTCGTCAAGTTTCCCTTTGAAGTCGTCCATGTAATTCAGAGCAGCTTGTTGCTTCGTGCCGAAAGCTTCGTCACGCTTAGTGGCCCACCATACTAGGAGGGCAGCACCAGCTGCGAGTGCTAGGCCGACAAGTCCAAGGGCTGCTTGGAATGCGACAGCGGAAATCTTAGCCAAGTCCATGGCAGCTTTTACAGCAATGAAGCCTTCGGCAATACCTGTCAGCACACCAATAATTGTAGCCGCTGCTTTGAAAGCGAGCAACGCACGGGCAACTTCCCAGAAGGCTTGTGCGTTTTCCACTACGAACACGGTCATGTTAGCAACGCCCGTAGCTAACCCTTGCACGCCGCTCAGAAACTCAGGCGAGCCAAATGCAGCCTTGAGGCGCATGCCCACCAAGGATAGTTGGGGTTGAATCTCTACAAAGGCTTGACCAAGCTGCGTCTGCATAGTATTCTTGACAGACTTAAACTGTGCGTCAATTGTGAGGGCCATAGCAGCAGCACCTTGTGCTGTGAAGCCCCAAGATTCGTTAATACTCTTGCTGATGTCATCAAGTGCCGTGGCTGTCTCCTTACCCTTTTGGCGAATCAAGTCCAAGCCCTCAGTCATGAGCTTGTTACCACGTTCGTTAGTAATCAGGGTTTGCACGTACTTCTGACTCGCTGCTGTCAGGCTATTAAAGCCCTTCTCGGAGTCACCAGCCAGTTTGCGCAGCACTTCATTGAAGGACAGGAAATTACCCTGCTTGTCTTGCAAGTCTTGAATGGTCAGTTTCAGAATACCGAGGCCGCGAGTGACTTTATCGCTGCCCGATGCGAGGTCAGAGAAGAAGTTCTTCGACGCTGTACCTGCTGCTGTGTTCTTAATGCCGAGGTTACTCAGGATGGCGAACTGTGTGCCAAGGTCTACGAGGCTCTGGCCGTACAGCTTACCGACTACGGAGGCCGACTTGAACGACTCGGAGATGCCATCTACGGAGGAAATACTGACAGCCGCTGTTTTAGCGATCACATCAGAAATACGTCCGAAGCCTTCTGCTGTGTAGCCGAGGGCTGTAGAAACTTGCACGAGCACAGTAGCCGCCTTCTCAATAGAAGTGCCACCAACAGTTGCGAGGTTAAGCGCGTCCTTGATACCGACGAGGGCTTGGTCAGCGCGCAGGCCCGCCAAGATAAGCACGTCGAATGCGTTAGCCACCTCTTTAGGGCCGTACACACCTTTGCCGAGGTCGATGATAGAGTCACGCATCTTGTTGATGGAGTCTACCGACTCTTCACCACGGACACGGATACCTTCGAGAGTTGCTTCGACATCCTTACCCACCGACACAATAGATTTTAGAGACGCGCCAATTGTCACGCCAACGGCCATTCCAACAAGCGAGCCGTATGTCATCCACAGGGCACCTAACGAGCCTGAGAGGCCTCGTGCGAGAGCGTGTGCTTCGCGCATGCCTTCATTGTGCTGTGCTTGTGAGCGTGTAGCATTCTGAGTGCTCTGGTTAAGCGTGTTCAAGGATGCTGCGAGCAAGGCCATAGCCGCAGCGAGTGCTTGTGTAGAGCCTGCTGCTGAAGCGCTACCAGTTGCAAGTGTCTGCATCATAGTGGCTTGCTGTTGCAGTTTACTCATATAATTCTGTGCAGCCAACGCTGAGGCAACACTGGAAGCTTGGAGCTTGTCAGTGGCAGCTACGAGCGCTTGGATGCGCTTCTCTGCGTTTGCCGCAGATGTGGAAAGTCCCCCAAGGGCACTAGACGCTTGGGAGATACCTACAGATTTTACTTCAATTGCTAATGCGGTTACGTCAACGCCTGCCATGAGGACTCCTATTTATATTAGCCCAATCAGGCAGACATTACGTATTTGTTACAGCTTCCACTTGTGGCCCTGTGTCAGCGCCAAACATTGTTTTAAATGCGTCTGCCATTGCGTTAGCATTAGCTAGTGCTACATCTTCACTTACTTCGTCTAGGAAGATTGGCTTAGGGCATTCACGTCGAGGGTCATTTGCAGCGGCATACTCCCCGGCGTATTCTTGGCTGAGGTTCTTAAGTTGCTCAAGTTCCCAATCAAGTAGGGAGCACTTCTCGATAACCACTGGGGTGTACGTGCGCTTGTGGCGGGAGCTGTGCCGAGGGTGCTCAATCATCTCTACGTGAATCTCTTTGTAGAAGTGCTTAGCCCAATCCACAATCTCACCCCAGTCTAGTGCTACAATGCCTGCTGAGGTTTGCTTGACAGTGCCGAGCTTCATCCAGTGTTGTACTAGGCTTTGCTCATACTCTGACAGGGGCGGAAGCTCTAAATAAGGGCTTCCTTCTGTGTATGTCTCTCTACGAGACTTCTCAGCTTTCTCAGGTCTTGCGTTGAGCCATCCGAGATGCCTTGCGTAGAGGGACAGGTTATTGCTTATTTCTGCAAAAAACTTTCAGTGTCCCCGAGCGACTGCGAAACAGCTTCGGTAATCCACATCAGTTTAGGGTTCGAGTAGAGCTTCTTGAAGTCTTCCTTCGACTCAATCGGCTTACCGCCCATATTCATATTCTTGATAGCGACGGTCATGGTTGCGAAGAACTCTGCGTTCTCTTCAAGCATTTCGTCAGGCGTCTTACTCTTTTCTTTTTTATTACGGTTGGCTTCCTGTTTGCGCAGGGCAAGGGCGAGCCATTGGCGGTGAGTCTTGGATGAACGTCCGTACAGTTCGATTGTTACTGGAAGGGTCTGCGCTTCGTCAGCGTAGATTGGGCCGTTGACAGGGTGCTCCAGATGGAGTACGGTGGTGTCGTTAAGCTCGCTGGAGAGGATGTCAAAACTTGCCATAATTGTGTTCCTTTGGTAGAATGTTAGGACTGATTATTCAGTCTCTGTGGTTGCTAATGGTGTTACGAAGTTTATTAGTGCTGCTAGATCGACATTGAGGAAGCATTCGGTGCTGCCTACAAACTTAGAGGTAATTGGAGAGTATTTACCTTTCAGCCAATCTTTTGTCTTCGTCTCAAGGTTCAGTGCTTGTGCGCCGCCTTGAAAGTAGAACGAAGCGTAAATCTCAAAGTCTGGACTGCCGCCACCTACAAGCTGCTTCACTCGTGTTGTGACAGAACGGCCTGTGATTCCGACTTTAGTAGTGTCTCCTGAATGGAGGATGTACATTGTTGCTGGCTTATTCCGATTAAATCCGGTCTTGCCGCAAGTCGGGCAACCTGCTCCACCTAAATGATTCGAGGGAGTTTGCTCAAAATCCCCATGCAGCGGGCACGTAATGATGACCTTAGTTGAGTTGTTCACATAAACAGTGCGCGGGTAACTATAAAAGCTGCCTTTTGCAACCGTAGCCTTATACACGAAATCTGGAGTGTTGCTCGATCTGTTCAGGGTTTTGGCTTCACCTGAGCACTTCTTACACCCATGCCCTTGTACTAAGTCATTAAACTTTTGCTTGAAGCTCCCGTGCTTTGGACAGATAACTTCAACCTCTTTCTTGCTTCCCGCGTACATCATAGGAGATAGGCCATACTCGGGGAAGACAGAAGCTACTTTGGCTATAGCTTGTTCCTGTGTGAGCATTTGTTTTGTGGTGCTGTTTATCCTTGCACACGCTTGGCATCCATGCCCTGCCTTGTGTACGTACGCCTTCATTGTGAAGTTTCCGTGGAGGGGGCAAGTTACTGTCACGATACTGTTACAATTAACGTACACGAAGTCATCGTATCCGTAAAAATTATTGTTGGCGTCTTTACAACCTTGGATGAACTCTTCTTGAGTTTGCTTCTTTGTCATGTGTACCTTGAAGTAGATACACTAGGTGCCCGGTAGGTATGGAGCCTACAGCGGGTGTAGTGTGAAATTATTCTTGACAGGGGATTGAACGAGGCTTACAATCAAATCTCACCAACTGTTAAGGAAATGCATATGTGGGAGTTTGGGGCACACGAAGACGGCTTTTGTATCTTGGCACCTGTAGTTATCGGGTGTAAGAAGGATGGGCACGGCTGGTTTGCAGAAACCCCGTTACGTCACATGATGGGTTACGGCTGTCCAATATGTGATCGTGAAGACGTAGAAGGATTGCGGGAACGTCTTCACGAAGCCTATGAAAAGCTAATTGCCTAATTAATAGTCCACGAGAGGTAGGCTATCACCTGCCCCTCATCTGGATTATTAGACCGTGACAATCGCGCCGGAAATCTCTACCTTGACTTCAGCGGAGGTGATCTGGCTCTGACCGCCAATCGAAGTCTTGTAAGACATGACCAAGCACTGTGCGTATAGGATAGTGCCGTTTTGCAGTACAACTTTTACTGCGTACGGTGCATTGCTGTTTTCAGCAGCGATCAGCAGAGCTTGGCCGGGATCGGTCGGTGCACGAGCCATTTTCAGGTCGAGAGAGCCGTTGTTACGCGAACCCTTCAGCTTGTAAGTAACATTTTCGGCGACAGGCAGGTGGGTGATAACTGCCGACTCTGGGCCAATCATTCCTACGTCGGTAATCTCCTTGCACTCTGTGTACGAAAGAGCGCCGAAGCCTGCTGCATCAATAGTGGCTGGAACACCAGCGGAGATGTAGACTTTCGAGCCTACCGAAGAAAAAGCGAGAGTTGCCATTTTATATATTTCCTATTAGATTTTAGTAAGGGGTTACCATTGCTGCCTTAACTACGGCACCAGTTGCTGCGGTGATTGCTACTGTGCCTTGCAGATAAGCCTTGCACTGGTCAAGCATTACAGTTGCGAACGAATTTGCTGCTACGGTTACTGCCAAGCCAGCCGCCACACTGAGTGTGCCGCCTGCTGTGCCGGGAACTGGAACGGTGGTGCCTGCCGAGCCATCAATGGTGACAACCACAGGGCTGGCACTCGTGTTATACAGATAGAGTTCTTGGCCGTTATCTGGCGTGTAAACCAGAGTGTCGCCAGAGACGCCGATTGCGATACTGGCAGGAGCGATAGGCGCTGCCGAGTTTTTGGAAGTTACTGCTACGACTGCCATTTGATTTCCTTCATGTTGTAATTAATTTTCAGATTCCATGCGATATGAAATCAAAACGGGAGTAACCCACCACTGTGATACATCTTCTACTGCTTTTTTAATCCTCGCAGGAGCCTCAATACTTACTGGCATGAGTTCCTTTGGGAACACCTTGAACAACTGTGAGATTTCCTCCGCAATCGTTTCTGCTGTGCCTGCACCAACCCCCTGCCGAGTCCAGATGTTAACTTGAAAATCACCTAGAAAACGCCTACGCTCTCCTGACACTACTGGAATGATTGTATTAGCTGGAAAGATCATCGCTTCTAGGAACGTTGAGCCGTCTGTAGGTTTATTGAAGGCGGTGTTCTCACGGGCGATTGTAAGTACAGGGGAGTGGGCTGCTGCGTACGCTGCTAAGGTAGTCATCAGCTTAGCTCTAATAATTGATTGGCTCACGCTGAGTAGGCTCCTTTGAAGTTATTTATTGCTTGACTTGTGAAGCCGTATGCCTTAACCTTACCTGACCAAATCCAGCCGTTAGCACCTTCACCTGAAGGCCAGCCTAATACGTCGGCCCGATAGGCATGATCCACTGAATTAGTGAGGGTGATAGTGTTGTCACGGCCAAGAAAAGGGGAAGTGGCTACAGCAGCCTTGATACGTGATAGGCTGTCAGTGCCGGAAGGATTGGCTGTCGTGCCCACTGTCATGTCATAGCCCCCGCCAACTTGGGGGTAGAAGCTATTCTTTAGCAGACCCACTGAGAAGTTAGCCGCAGGTGCTTCAGGGGACAGGACAACCTCTTGAGTTGCCACATACTCGAAAGCCTTACAAACGGAGTTGTTGGCGTCAAGTGCAGCCTTCTCAGTCCACTTCTTAACATCCTCTGCAAAGCCCATTTCTCTATTCCTTGTATTATAGCACACACTGTCTTAAAAGTCAAGTTGTTTCTGCTATCTGCCTTAACGCTGCTTCACACAAGACAGCACAATAGTGCGACTATCAGTGCGCCCCTTGCTAGTCGTAATAGTATTAACCAGCCTGTAAATCTTTCCCGCCAGCGCGCCTGAAACGAACACACTTGTCACACCATTGGCATTGTAAGTTTGCCCGAGAGTAATATCCCCACCAACAAGCTGCCAAGTGGAAGTGACAATATTCTCATCACTTTCAAGCCACTTATTTCCTCGCCAGTTGACGCCATAATCAAGGACACTCCCGAAGGCATGTGCAAACTCTGCTATAATTTTAGGCATTTGCAATTCTCCTCTCGTAGCTTATCCAGATGACGCGGCTTTCTTGTTGCACCCAGTAAAGCCTGTGAGGGTCTGGTAGGTAGTCCAGAGAGCTGCCCTGAAACTCTAGGATAGCTGCTCCGGCACTTACAGATTGGTTCTCTAGCACGCTTGTCATGCTGTCACCACAGGCCCAGCAAAGCTTATCAGATTGCTCTGTGTCGCTGTCCCATCACTGTTACTAAACACCAGCCACCCTACAGCCCCCGGCGCAAGCCCCGTGCCGCTGATATTAATCACGGCAACACCTGCCGAGTTTGTCGTAGCGCTAATACCTTTAGCACTTGGCATTCCAAGATTGTTAGGAGTTGTCTGGTCGAAGAACGCCCATTTCATCCCTGTCAAGCTTGCCCGTGGAGCGTTGTTACGGTCGTAGAATGTGAGCGTTACAGTTGTTGCCAACGCTCCCGCTGCTGTTGTATTGACAGTGGTGACAAGAGGTGTGCCACGGTTGCCTGCTGCGTCGTAGTCACGGACACGTACATAGTAAGTTGTGGCTGGCGTTAGCCCGCTGCCCTTAGTGTACGTGTAGACAACACCTAACGGTGGGCTGTACGACGGAACCCCAGTGTCAATACTAATCTCATACCCCAGCACACCAACGTTATCACTACCGGCGCTCCAAGAGGCTGTAAGGCCCACTGTCGTAATGCCCGTGATCGTTAGAGCACCGTTCATCGTAGGCGGAGCCGTGTCAGCAACTGTTGCTACGTTCGCTGTGATGGCAGATGTGTCATTAGCCTCTGTCCAACCAACTGTAGCAGACGGATTAGAGGACATTGTAATCGTGACAGTCTGATTGCCCTTGTCAACGCCGTCTTCGCGCAGCTTATAAACAAAACTTGTTGAAGCGCCTGTATAAGTGAAACTTCCGTCCTCGTAAGCGAAGAACGTCCCAATGCCCGGAGGCGTTACAACGAAACCTGAGTACTCCTTGTTGGCATCAGCCGGGAGTGTCAGGTCGTTGTACATATAGCTAGGGCCATTTGTGCCCGTGCTTGGGATTGCCGATCCGAGGACACCTAAGCCGCGATTACCGAAGTGGTAGGAAGAGGCTATTAATGGTGTGTCGAAACGAAAGCTCATTATGCTGCCGTGTATTTCTCAACGCCGAGTGTTCCCGAGGCGTTGGTGGTGACTACGGCGTATTGTGTGCCAGATACGAACAGTGCGTCTGTAATTGCCATGACACCGCCACCATTTGTCGTCTGGCTTGTGAATGTCTTCACGAAGGCCAGTGTAGAGGCATTGAGCACTGTCACTGTCAAGGCTGTCAAGGACGCTAGGACAGAGCCTGTGTTGTTCTTGAAAGCGCCTGTGGTGATTGTGCCAGCAGCAGGCGCAGCAACGTTGGCTGTGATGGCAGACGTGTCGTTTGCTTCTGTGTAGCTAATTGTGCCGGATGGAGTGCCGCCTGCCGCTGCGTATTGGTCAGGGCCAATCGTGTAAGGGGCACTCCTAGAGTTGGCACGGATACCTACTGTTGGGCCAACTGTTGCACCGTTGTTCTTAAGCTTTGTAGAACCCGATGCTACTCGGAAATCTTCTGAGCCACTTGTTACGCTTGTCCATTCTGCTGATGTGATGCTGGTTTGACCGGCGGTTCCGAAGCTGGACGGGTTGAACGCACTCTTGTCGGTTGCGTTATTGGTCGAGCCGGATGCCGCTACTGTGGAGGGGTCGGTGTCGGTTGTAAAGTTGAAAATCGCCGTATTCTTGATCAGCGGTGAATAGGTCGAGTAGCCCGCACGAATACCGTAAGTGCCGGTTGCACCAGTGGAGATAATCAGGCTGCTGGTGATAGTCCAACCGGAGTGCTGCAACTGAACGCCGCCGCCGCTACCCTTATTGTTCAGAATCGAGTTTTCAATCGTTCCATTGGTGCCAGCGGTTGACAGGCAATATGCCGCAGACGGCCCATTGTTGAGGGCGATGGAGTTTCGCAGCACTGAGTTGCTGCCCAACGTGATTAGGTTTGTGCCTGTGATGTCGGTTGAAAGCTGCAAGCCATCCACAATCACATTGTCGCCGAAGGCGTATTGTGAGCCTGTGGCGTTGTGGTTGAATAATGCCGCACCATTGGCAGCGTTATATCGCAGCGCGTTGGTCAATACGTTCGCGTTGTCTCGGAAGCCTTGCCCCGCAACAGGAGTAATCGTCAGAGTGTTAGTAGAGCTACCCCCCGTCCAGCCGCTAAATACTACAGCGGACGTATCAGCAACCTGACCACCGCTTGCAACGCCAAGCACCATTGGCGCGGTGAAGTTGAGCGCGTTAAAGTAACTTGCCGCAGCGGCGGCTGTGGTAAAGTCGATCCCTGCCCCAGCAGTTGGGCCTAATACCTTATTTGGAGTTGGCATCTGTTATCCAATCACGTTAAGGTTTGTTAACGGCGGCTTTGCTGTGACGGTTGCCATAAAACTATCAAAGCTCATTTCTGGACAGAGTGCTGTGATATTCACACTCCACAAACGCTTCTCATGCTTTACTTCTGAGGGGTTTTGCTCAACCAGCGTTACAAAAGGCATCGGCCCTGCCTCAAGCAAGTGTACCAATTGCGCCTTCTGCACAGCAGTTACTACTACAACGCTCCACCAGCCAATTGCATTCGGCCCTTGGATGGCATCGCCCCAGTGAAAATTGTCGAACTCGCTGATATCAACTACGTCGCCACACTTAAACTTCTGCCAGTCCAGTGTTGGGTCTTCGTGATCGTTATCAGGTTTTGTAAAAATAAGTACGCTACACATAGGCAGGCTCCCATCCGGTGAATTGTTGTACGATGTCGCCCTGTGGCGTGCTGTGCGAGTAGACACACCAGAACTCGCTGTCGTCTTCCAGCGCAGTAATCTCATGCTCTACATCAGCTAAAATTAGGCAGTGTGCTGGTGCGATAAAATCACGCTCCAAAACAGAGCCATCAGGAAGCTTTGCTTTCACATGGAACGACCCTTTGAAGAAGATCGTTGTATGGTCGAAGTTATGTGTGTGTCCATCTATTTGTGCGCCCTTTGCCAATTTGTTAGGACGAATATAGATATTGCCGCTTGCCCATTCCATATAGCTCCTAACTTAGTTTGAGTGCATAAGGCACACCTGTGGATTTCGGAATAAAGATCATTGCCCCTGCGGCAGCATTCCACGACAGTCGGTGATAAATATATGCAATTGGTGAACTACTACCACCGTCTGTCGGAGTGCCCGTGATTGTTCGTGCAGTCTGACGGAGCATATATGGGTCGGCTGTTGTACCTGTGCCGCTCTCAGGTGTTGTATTGACGCTGTATATGGAATTACGCAAAGCCGCTGTATAGTTCCATCTACGAATCGCTATTCCGTCATACCACGCGGGGATCGTTTCCTGATTACTGTTCACCGTAAATTGAGAGCCTGCTGTGTCTCCGATTAACACGAATTTCTGCATGGCCTTTGTATCCATGTCAAAAATGATGCCAGTGTTCATCGAACCTCTGTCAACAGCGTCGTGTACGAACAGATAAAGCTTGCGACCAACTTGCAGCGGGATTGTAGAGGGTAAGATAAACCCTAACGCAGAACTTGAATCTGTTACACTATCAATATTCCGGGTAGCTGGATTGAACGTGATGATGCTACTACGGTAGCCGCCACCAGCATCACCATCTACGAGCGTCACAAAGAACCTGTCTGTTACGGCATCGTAATGGGCAGCAGTGCCCTGTTGTAACTCAACAGGCCCATACTGACCTACTGGTCGGCCATTAAATGTTCCATTATTTAGCTGCGTAGCTATTTGGAAATTATCTGGAAAATCCCCGACATTAGCCCAAGTACCCGTGGCGATGTCGAACTCCGCGTATGTTTGGTAGAAATAGTGAACTACCCCCTGTGGTTTCGAGGCTGTTACCCGCACAGCCGAGGCTGCATACATGTGCGAGCTTGCGCGGGCGCGGGCAGTGTTGTAGGCAGTGTCTGCTGGGTCTGTCAGGTTGTCGCGGAAGTGCCCGCCGCTATATGTGGGAGGTGTTGTAGATGGATCGTAAATACCACCTTGACCACTTGCACCGCTAGGGTAGATGGTTTGTCGGAAGATACCTGAGCCGGGGACGTAAGCTGGGGGGTATTTGGCCGGAGGGGTTGGTTGTGCCGCAACCCGATAAGTAAGGGTTGTCTCGTCAAACTCGATCATGGCGTTGCAGGTGCCGTCGCCGTGACCTCCCCCGAAGATGTACTGCTTGCCGTTTGGTGCCATAGCCGGATCACAGTAGGCATCCAACATCGCACCATAAGGGTTAGTGCCTTGATAGGCACCTGCTGGAACATTCGCGGCAACAAAAGTAGCTAGTGTCGTAGCACTCAGCGCGGTCATCTGATCCGGCACAAGAGACGCAGCCCATGCCAACCCGCTACGTCCCACATACAGCGTCACACCACTAGCCGCCGAATAGCTATCTGCAACCGGCGTAGCCATTAAGCGTTCCCGCGAGTCACAGTCCAAGCTGTAACACTAACAGCAACACCTACAGTGATAGCGGCGGTGTTCAAGATCATGTCAGTGCCGCTCGTGCCAGCCGAGCCATCAATAACGTGCGTAGTGCCATCGGCCTTAACAACGCGATACCACGTAGCCGTACCTGCAATAGCGCCTGTGGTGTTGCTTGGCAACGTAGGCGACAGTACGCCTGCCGAAGCTGCTGGGGCGTATGGCGAGCTAAGTGTAAACTCTGCAAGCAAGTTAGTAACAGCGCCACCAGTAGCGGGCCGCACGCCATCATAAATGCGCAGCTTAGCACCAGCACCTGCGAAGGTTGTGATAGCATCCAGTTGAGCGTTGCGCAGCAATACGTTATAGCCTGTAGTCATTGTGTTCTTTCTAGTTTGGTGTTAATATTACAAATACTTCGTCTTAACTTTTCCCTGACCATGACGTTCGTACATCACAGTGGTGACGCCAAGTTCTTTCAGAGCCTTCATAGCCTCATTCCAAGTTTCCATGTCAACCTTGGCACCGTTGAGGGCGCTCAGAAAGACAATCTCAGGAGTGTTCCATTGGATGTTCAAGGATGCTAGGTAGGGCAAGCGATTCTCGTATCCGTCAGGCACGTCATAGGAGCGCATAACGGAGATTGCGGGGGAAATGTGAATGTAGCGCATGTTATTTCCTAATATACAATTCGTACAGGATTACATCTGTAGGGTCGCTTGCAATAAGTTTCACAGTGACGATGCTCCATGTGACACCTTGAATGAGCACGTTATCGGAACTTGGATCAACTACTAAGGCCGTGGCAAACTCGTCAGCTTTCTCAGTGGGCTGCACGTAGAGGATAAGGTCGCCCTCTTGGATACTGCTGCCATTGTTTGTGCCAGTTCCTGTAAGGGGCTTAATAAGTTCGCTACGAATACAGTTGATGGGGATGCTGAGAGGTGGTGGGGAATCGACACCACCTGTGGCGTCGTTGGGGATGCCGGGGAGGTTGCGTTGGTAGAGGGCGGTGAATCCGAAGTCTGCCATCATTTCTGTTACCAGAATGTCGAAGTCGTTAAACCTACTCATGACAATCTTACCGTAGCTTGCCAGCCCTGATTAATGTTCCCTTGTGGGCCATACAGGTCATTTTGGTTAGGGCTGATGGTGCCCTGCGCGGCAAGCTGCTGTGCCTCAGTACCTTGCACGAAATTCTTGTTCCAATCCGCTTGGAATTGCAAGATAGGCGAGAACTCCAAAGATTTACTGTAAGGGACTGGCGAGAAATCCATGAACGCTGGATTTGTATAGGCCATCATTAGGAAGTCTTTATATGCTGCGAAGGCTTCGCTGCCCCACACTTCGAGTTGTGCCAGTTTGCGGTGAGTCTTATGTGCGAGCATACCAAGGATGTACATTGCACATGTCTTGGCAGTGGTGTGGAGGTTGTCTCCATTATCGTTCAGAGTCGTCTGAATAACGTCGTCACTCAGATAAGGCAGGTCAGACACATCTGCGATACGTAAGCGAACTTTACCGAGATTTGTAGATGGGTCGATAACCATAATTCTCCTTGTGTTATTTGTGAATACTCTTTAGAATACACACAAAGAACAAGCCCCTCGCGGGGCTGTTAGTTACCACATGTTGGGCCAGTGGTTATTGCTCTTGCTTCTGTTCTCAAATGCTGTTAATAGTTGCAAGTTACCTGACCAATGCAGGCCGCAAACATAGTCACAAATAAGCGGGGCCATGTGGTCAACCTCCCATTTAAGTCCTGTAGCAAGTTCCCTAACCACCGCAAGATTGTAGATTTCTTGCATAAAGAAGTCCTCAAACTCTTTATCTCCGAAGTCAACTGTAGCTCGTACTCTTGCCGCTCTGCGCCTTGCGGTCTTGGCGTTCCACCTGTCTCTGTTAATACGTGCGTATTCCCTATTACGAGTTTTTGCCCTTTTACGGTAATCTGGACAAGACCTGTCCTTAGCTCCCCGCTTTGCACAACACGTTCGACACACAGAGTAAAGTCCGTCGATACCCCTGGCGTTAGGGACGAAGCAAGATTTCTCTAAAACCCCTCCGCAGGTATTGCATTTCTTGTGGCCATCAGGTACACTAGACTTGCACTTGGCTACCCTAGTCGCCATCTTTCTTTCTAGGATACACTGATGGCAGGAAGTGACTCCGTCCATATGCAAACCGGCTGGTTGCCAGAACGTGTGATCATGTTTTGTGCAGTAGATTTCTACCTCTACAAGTCTGCCTACGTATTTAGAATTTACGTAGCTATAAATTCCAGATTGTGATAAAGTCGATCTTGTGTTGAATTCTTCTTGAGTTAGTCTATGACTCATTTAATTCCCTTATTAGAGCAATCTCCCATTATACACGAGGGAGACTGCTACGTAAAGGAACTGGCTAGTAGTTATCTAGCATAGTCCTTATTGTGTTGCTTAGTTGCTCGAATAGACGCGCAGAACAGCTTGTGGTCGCAAGAGGGCACTGATATGGTTCGATTCAGTTTCCACGGTAATTTTCGTACCGTTCAGTTCGGCGTGCTCGAAGCAATACATGCGCTCGCCCAACGTGTTCACCAGACCAAAACGCTCTGCGGGAGCGAAGTAGGTCTTGAACATGTCGGAACCCGTAGGAACCGAAATACCTTCGTTAGCGGTCGCCAGCTTAACGCCGTTGTAGCTGTCACGAATTTCCATGAACAGGATGCCGCCAAATTCAAACGAACGGCCATTTGGCATCACCGAACCACCATCAGCCAGACGACCGCGAATCGGGTCTTTACCGGCGTTGTTCTGCTGGTAGTAGGTGTAAGCAGCTTTCACCGAAGGGTGGGTAATCAGGCGATTGAAGAAGCCGGTGTCGCACGGGACAGTGATACCCGAGAAAATACCGTTGCCGCCCATGCCGTCGTGTGTACCTTGCGTAACCAGTTCGATTTTCGACAGAACTTCAGTGGTGCTGGTGCCGAGTGCGAAGTCAACAGCTTGACGGGTGATACCAAATTCGACGCCCCAGTCCATCGTCACGGTGCCGTTAGGTGCATAAGCAGTTCCTTGGAACAGTGCCTGAGCACGGGCAGCATTCAGAGTCCAGTCATGGTTCTGGCTCAGACGTGCCAGCTTGCGGGCGCGCACAGCATCCAGTTGCTCGACTTCGTTGAAGTTCTCATACGCCGATTTAGCTTGCAAATCTTTTGGCGAAATGGCATCATCTTGCGGGAAGTGCGGCACAGCAAAAGTGTGCAGTTTGCGGGTGCCGTCTTTGCTGACAGTATTCTTCTCACCACGAACACGGTCAACGATCAGGGCACCATTTTGGGTGGACTCTTCAAACATCACGGTATCAGCAGCAACCGACTCTTCCGAGAAGATGCCCATTGTATTGAAACTACCGTATTGGATAGGAATGTTACGAACTGCGGACGTAAGGTCAACTACGTCATAATTGAGAAACGGGCTACGAACCAACATGTTATTTCCTTTTAATTGTCAGAGAATTGTTGTCAAAGACAACTATTAGAGTGTGGTCAGAACGTCGATACCAGCAGCGACGAGTTGAGCTTGAGCAGCCACCAAGTTCGCACCCGGAGTAACCGAAGCACCAAACGTCAGCGACGTATCCGAAACAGCGACTGGGCCACGGTAGATAACCAGAAACTTGGTATCGGTAGCGTTAGCCATGGTAGTGGTCAACGGGTGGCCCATTGCATCACCTACAACCACGACAGCAGCGACTTGCGAGCCATCAGCAGCCGATGTTTCACAGACTTTGTACTTACCTGTTGCAGTAACCAGACCGAGCACGGTGCCGATAGTGATACTTGCAGCAGGGCCGTTGACGGTAACTACTTTCTTGCAGTAGCCCCACTCCGGGGAAAATTCACGTTTGACAACATTACTATAGTGTTGTGTGTCGTTTGCGACGATAGGCATTTTGATTCCTTATTATTTCGTTTTAAATTGTGCAGCAAAGGTTGCCGCGAGACGTTTTACAGCATCTTCTTCAACTACTGGAGCCGCCTCGGCAGCTACCCCTTTTTCCGAAAACATCTCGGACTTGCTTTCAGCCTCGTAGTTAGCTGCATAGCTCGCCAGCACAACTTCAAAAGCTTCATCATTCAATGCCGACAGCGAAGCTGCTGTCTGTGGCCCTTTAACATCCCCCATAATTGCTACCAGCTTCTCAGTGCGAGCGGCTTGCACCTTGGCTTCAGCAGCGGCTACGAGAGCGGCTTGAGCTTCTGCGGAGGCTGCAAGGGCTGCTTCGGCGGCTGCGTATTTTTCGGTAAGGGCTGCGAGGGATACTTGCAGCTCAGTCATTTGTGCGGTTTGGGAGGCCAACTGCGCTGCCATATCCGCTACTGCCGGGTTATCAGCGGACGCGGTGGCCTGCTCTGTTGCTTGGGTCATTTGATTGACTTCCTCTGTTGTGGCTTGCGCCGGTTTTGAAAACTTCTTCATAAGCTCTTTAATCATTCTTATACTCCCTTGTGTTTATCAACAACGTAGGAGACGAACTCCGAACGAGTTTGAATTTGGTTTACGAGGCCAAGCGAAAGTGCGTCCTGTGCAGAGAAAACCTTAGCGTTAGTGGCCTTCAGTTCTTCTGTAGAGATGCCTGTGTACATGCTGACGTGTGCACGGAAGGCGTCTCCCAGCTCAGTGCAGCGCTTCTGCAAGTCTGCAAGAAAGCCTTCACGGAAGGTGCCATCATCGTTGAACGGAACCTTTTCAGTGCCGTCAGTAATGAAGATGCGCTCGTAACCTTCCATCTTCAGTGCTTCCGAATCGTTGTACAGTGCGATGAGGACACCAATCGAGCCTGCTTCTGCGTATTCGTTAATAATGATTTCGTCACAGACACAGATCAGCGCGTACATCGCAGAGCATGCACAACCGTCGATATAACCATAGAGAGTAACGCCGTTGTCATCGCACATCTTGCGAAGCTCATTTGCAGTCTCGAAGCAGCCGTAGGCTTCACCACCGCCAGAATCGCACTCGATAACAAGAGTCTTGACACCATCTGCAATCAAATCAGAAGCTTGCTCAAGTAGCATCTCGTACGAGTACCCACCGCAAAGAGCTTCCCAGCCGGTGCTGCGGTATGTGAGCGGCCCTAAAATTGAGATGACTCCAATGCCGAAGTTTGTGTCGAAGCCCTCTTGCTGCTCGACAGGCTCCTCTTCGGGATCGTCTGGGAACGTCATCAGATTGGCGTTGCGGGAGTTAAGGTAGGACGAGATTGACTGGAAGGCGTCTCTCGAAATCAGGTGGGGACGCCCGTACAGCGAAGCTGTGAGCTTATGTAGTGCGTGCGCTTTCATGAAGCTCCTTATTTATTGTTTGCATTGCCTGCGGAAGCATCTTTTGCACCCATAGGTGATTTGCTTGTGCCCGTGCCAGCAGTTTTCATGCCCTCGCCAGCCATCGAAGCTTTACCCGTCATAACAGGGGAGAGCTTATCAACATCGACAGGAGAGTCTTCTGGTAACGGTGCTACGCCGAAGATTTTACGGACGCGGTTAGCAGCGACACGATCAAATTCGATTGCTCCAACACTGAAGGCTTGCTGAATAAACTTACCCATCGACTCGACATCAATATCTTCGATATCCTCGTAAACAAACTTAGCCATCTTTTCGCAAGACCAGCCATTTGCCTGATAAATCGTCTTCATGAGGTCGCTGTTCAATACCTCTGCAATCTCGCGCAGCCGGTAATCAATTGCAATAGCAAGAACGGACGACTTAGATTCTGCGAGGGAGAAACTGCCAGTGCCATCAGCACCAAGTTTCAGAATGTCGCAATTCAATGCTGCGAGGATGTCGCCTTGGAGGCGCTTGATAACCGCTTCGACATCATATTTAGCAGAACCTTTGGACTCCATCAATTCATACGAGAACAGTTGATTACCCGCGTCATCGTACATATTAGGAACTAAGAGGCCTCGCTGCGTGCCGTTATTATAAGAATCAATGATTCCTTGGAAGGCAGTTACTACAGCTTTATCTTCTGGGCTTGCATTTGGATCAAGGTATTTAGGTGGAATCGAGATTTTCAAGATGCCTTGAATGTCCTTGGCGATGCCCAACAATTCATTATCTTGCAGAAGAGTAAGCATCTTCCAACTGATGTAAATAGCCTTGTAAATACTGTTGCCAGTTGGGTTGCCTCGATTACCCGACGCTGTAAACAATAGAAACTTGTTACGGTCAATTGGTACTAGGCCATTCTCATTCTTGCAATTCTGAAAACGATAAGCGTTTTGTATGTTCTGGATATTCTGTTCGACGGCTAAGAGGTCTGCACCATCTTCCGAGAAAATCCACTTTTCAATAGTGTCGGCGTTACGCGGGGCAAGCTTGGCAATTCCAACTACGCCGTCATTGAATGCGCTACCGTTGCGGTAGAGCCGACGACGCAGCACTTTCTCGTGGATGCCGTAGCCGTATTCGAGGTAAGGAATAACTTCCTCAATAAACGTGCGCCATGAGCCTTCCATGTCCGACATCATAGTGTGTACGATGGCTGCTCGCTGCTTATCAATCTCCGAAGCCTCTTCGTGAGGATCAACTTTCCAGTTGACGCGGGACATAAACATGCGATACACTGACATTGCGCTACCAACCGTAGGGTTGTTACGCATCTCGTTGACAGTTTTTGTGAAGGCTGGGTAGTTGAATGCGGCGTTAGCTTCTGGGTACACTCGTCCTGCGGTCGTACGAAGGCCCACGAAACCTTGCTCTGAGAGAGAGATTCGCGGGATTGTGATGCCTTCGTCGGGGGAAATTGCGTCAGCCTGCGGCTGCGTGTTGGTATCAGCCATAAGCGGGATATTCCTTTTATTTCTTAGAGTATAGCACGAAGTGTTGTTTTTGTCAAGGACTATTTAGGCTAAACAAGCCACTTCGTGTGATTTTTACTCAGATTGTGGGGATTGGGGATGCCTGAGTCATGGATGGGATGACAAAAGTAGGCATAACGACTTGCTTAGCCAGCATAGTGAAGCAGTCCGCAACAGCATCGAGCATGTCGTCCTTCTGGCCTTTCTGAATCTTCATATCGGCTGTGAACGACTCCAACTCATTGAAGAAAGCCTCGTTCCAGTCACCACGGACAACCCGGACAGCACCAGCCTCTGCGATAGAGCAGAATGGCAGGAAACGTGTAAGCTTTCCCTTACCAGCCGTTGTAGGTGCCATTTTTACCGGAACACCATCTTCAGCCAGAACAGTGCGGTAGAAGTAAGCCGCTGTCTTTCCGCTCGCTGCTGGGTCCAGAGGTATGCAGACAGTACATTTGTCCACACCATCTTCGTGTGCTATTCTTGCCACATTTTTAAGCACCTTATCAGTAGTGACTTGAAACCGCACAACATCTTCGATATAATACGTACCAAATTTGTCGCGGCTCATTTTCACACCCGCAGACCAGTCCGGGTTATTCGTCTTAGTCTTCTCCTCTGAGGCGAAGTCCCAAGCACGGCACATTGAAGTTACGTCAGGAGGCGCAAATTCCACAAGAGGTGTCCACTCCCTGTTGAAAAACATGGAGCCTTGTTCGCGTGCTGTCCAAGACCCGTGAAGAAATTTTAATTGGTTGACGTACGGTTGTGACAACAAACTCGCCAGATAAGAGTTATTCTTAGGTGGTAGTAGATAAGGGTTGTCAAAGACGTTGGTGGGGACAAAGCGAAAGCTTTTTGGCATGAACAGGATTTTCTTATCGTCGTTGCTCAGCGCGTTTAATTGCGCCTCTGTCATCCCGTGGGCGTAAATAAGTCCTTTAGGCTTGCCATAGAGTTCGTAGCACTCTTCTGGTGAGTCGGCCCACTTCGCTTTGTTATCCTCAACACAAAACCAGCGGATGCGGTTTTCCGTGCCCTCTACGGGAACCCCTGTGTCGGGGTCTAGACAGTAATCAACCCAATTTTTGAGAAAAGAATTGATATCTGGGTTGGCTGTGAGGATAAGTTGTGGGTGAATCTTAGACCCGGCTGTACGCATACGCGACTGCAAAAATAGAACTTGCTTCTCAGTCCATTTGTCGCCGCACTCGTCTACGCAACAGCGAGTTAGCTGACTTCCTTGCCACGAACCTAGATCATCATCACAAGAAATAGCACTGAAAGATATAGTCGCGCCACTAGGAAATTCCCAGAGCTTTGCCTGAGTTTTGTATGGCTCTTTTGTGAATGCCGAGTACACCAGCTTGCTCTCATCTATTAGCCCGCCCGGCCTCTTTAATTCCGGCTCATACCGACGAAAGATAACACACCGAAAACTTGGGTCTTTAATACCGTCCAAGTTTTTA